CGGCTACGGCTGGCAAGTACGGCGCGGCTACGGCTGGCAAGTACGGCGCGGCTACGGCTGGCAAGTACGGCGCGGCTACTTCGCGCGGCTACGTTTCTGTCGGTGAAAATGGTTGCGGGCTTGTTCGCGGCGAAAACGTAAAAATTAAAGGCGGCATGGGTGCCATCCTTGTGATTGCTGTGGAGAATGATGCGGATTACGGCATTAAAGAGTGGAAAGCCTTTGTCGTTGACGGTGAAAACATCAAGCCTGACACCTGGTACAAGCTGAAAAACGGCGACCTTGTGGAGGTATCCGAATGACTAGCTTCTGGGGGCATCAAGACAACCCATTCCCGCCTGATGAACCCCGCCGCCCCCGCTGCCCGGTATGTGGCGAGGAATGCGAAGCAATTTACCTGATCGGAACGGAAATCATCGGCTGTGATATGTGCTACAACCCAGACGAATGGAAGGACGAGGACGTCACGGAAGATGACCCGTGGGAAGATGTTAGATGTATGGAGGGCTATTATGCGTATTGATGATTTAAGCGCCTTTATTCAGGCGCACAAGCTCGTTAGTGGGCGTAGCTGCCCAGAGTTTGTCCCGTCTGATTTAGGCGTCGGCTGCGCCTACTTTAACGCCTTGCAGACGGCACGCCGTATCCATAGCGAGAACGCAGGCGGATACATTCCTTTGTATGCCAAAAGCAAGTACGGCTTGAGCAGAACGTTCTTCATGGCTGATGATACGCCTGTTTACTTTCTCGACCTCACATCGAGAAAGGCAAACACGAACCCGCCGCCCGCCAGCTGCTACAGAATCAATCTGGCGGCAAAGTCCCCTTATTATGTTCCGCCTGTTCCTAGCAACCCGATTTCAGAAGAACTTTTAGAGAAAGTTTATAGAAGGGAGATTACGTCTAATGAGTGTATTTGAAACTTTGAATGCCGTCAACGTCAACGGCCACAGCGAGAAGAAGAATGGCCTCACCTACCTTTCGTGGGCGTGGGCATGGGCAGAAGTAAAGAAAGCATACCCCGATGCGCAGTACACCATCTACGAAACCCCGGAGGGTTGCTTCTACTGGACAGATGGCCGCACCTGCTGGGTAAAGACAGGCGTGACAATCAACGGCTTGGAGCACATCGAGTATCTGCCTGTCATGGACTACCGCAACGCGGCAATCCAGCTTGAGAAAGTCACCAGCACGGATGTGAACAAGGCTATTCAGCGCAGCCTCACAAAGGCTTGTGCGCGGCATGGCTTGGGCTTGTACATCTATGCTGGCGAGGACTTGCCCGAAGTCGAACAGGGGCAAGAACAACCGCCTGTCAAGCGCGACACGGAAGCGGCGAAAGCTCGTTTGGACGCACGCAAGGAATGCCAGCAGGCCGTGAAGGCATACTGCAACAGCCATAAAGCCGATGAAGCATCTGCATGGCAGGTTATCGCAGACGCTATCGGAAAACCCTCTAAGAACTTCACCGCCGCCGACTGGAACCACGGCAAGGAGATTGCGGAGGCTTGGGCATGACCGATGATTTATGGCTTGAGCTTCGGCAGAAGTCCGAACAGCTTCAAGCATCGGTCAAGACCTTGCGGCGCTCCGGCACGGAGTACGCACAGGCCGAGCGGGATTATAAAGTCCTGCTTCGGCAGGAGTGCTTGAAACTCCGCGACGCTGGAACGCCTATAGGGCTTATCGACAAGACATGCTACGGCATACCAACCGTCGCAGAAGCTCGTTTTAAGAGGGACATTGCGGAAGCTGTTTACAAGGCCAACGCAGAGGCAATCAACAGCCTGAAATTGCAGCTTCGTTTGATTGACAATCAAATCGGACGTGAATGGGGACAGGCAGGGAGACAGGAATTGTGAAGAAAGTAAATGAATTTGGGAAGCGGCTCGATTCAAACGGCTACGCACCGTCGCTGTTCGTACATGAAGCGTTCCGCTGCTATCGCTGCCACCGCTTTGGAGACACCGCCCGGCATGAAATATACGGAGGAAGCCGCCGCAAGGCCAGCAAGGCGCTGGGCCTCTGGATTAACGTTTGCCCCGCTTGCCACGCCGCCATTCATTCAAGCGGCGACCTGCAAGATCACTACCACAAACAAGGCCAAATGCTTGCAGAAGCCTATTACCATTGGAACCACGACGACTTTCGCCGCCGCTTTTATATCAACTACTTGGAGGAATAAAGATGCTGAATGTTGTTGCAGTTATGGGTCGCCTCGCTCGCGACCCTGAAATGCGCCAGACCACCACAGGAAAGAACGTCGTTTCCTTTTCCATCGCCTGCGACAGAGGGCGCAAGGATGCCAACGGCCAGAGCCAGGCCGATTGGCTGAATATTGTTGCGTGGGACAAGACGGCAGAATTTATCTGCCGCTACTTCCAGAAGGGCCAGCTCATTATTATTGATGGGCGCTTGCAATCTCACAGCTACCAAGACAAAAGCGGCCAGAACCGCACAGCAACTGAAATCGTAGCCCAGAACGTCAACTTTGCCGGAAGTAAGGAAAACACCCACACCGCGCAGAGCGCGGCTCCTACGCTCTCACATGGCAGCGGTGATGACTATGCAGAAATTGAGGATAACGGAGATTTGCCGTTTTAAGGATAAGGAAAAGGACAACTGAATATGGCACTAGAATACTTCTGCTGCTTCAATTCCTACAGGAAGAAGACGCGCAACCTATCAGATAGCGAGCTAGGTCGGCTGTTCCGTGCTCTTATGTTATACAACGAGACGGGAGAAAAGACGCAACTCAATGGGCGTGAGGAAACCGCGTTTGATTTCATTGCAGAGGACATTGATGCAGGTAAAGAACGATACGAAGCCAAATGCGCCCAGAACAAGGCAAACAGAGGTCAACGCTCGACCACAGCCGTTAACGACGGTGAGCGAACGTCAACGAACGCTAACGACGGTGAACAGACGTTAGCGTTCGTACCCCAAACAAAAAACAAAAAACAAAAACAAAATATATCTTTCGTATCTAACGATACTCAAGATATATGCCAAGCTGAAAGCTTGGCTACGCGCAAACGCGCGTCTGCGTTTTCGGCAAAGAAGGCCATCGAGGACTATACGCAGGACGAGGAACTGCGGGGGCTGCTGTTTGAGTGGCTGGACAACCGCAAGAAGAAACGCGCCCCTGAAACTAAGGGCGCTATCGGACAGAACCTTGACAAGCTGGCGGAAATGGCCGCTGAAAGCAATTTAAGCTTGCAGGATTATATGCGAGAAATCGTGCGGATGGGCTGGCAAGCGTTCTATCCGATTCGCAGCCAGCAGCCAGCACAACGCAATGACGGGAGGGATTTTGATTGGCTTACGGGACAATGACCGTTGCACCGCTGGCAGGAGCTATTGAGGGCGTTCAGCGTGGGACAGACCTGCACCCGATAATGGGCCTGATTGCTGCTAAGTGGCCCAACTTCGGCAATGGGAAAACGCCGCAGCAAAAGAAAGCAATGATTGCGGTATGGGAAAAAGACTTGTCCGACATTCCGCTTTCTCTACAGCGAGCGGCACTTGATAAGAAAATCAAGTCTGGTCAGATGTTCCCGCCCTCATCCCCTGCTGAAGTGCGGAATTGGTGCAACGAGATTCAGAAGCCAATGGATGATTTGGACGCAAAGTTCTATGCCGATATGGCGGAACTTGAAATTCTGGATGCTGATTTTTGTGCAAAACAGACTGCAAAATATAAAGCGGGTAAGGACGCAGGGCGCAATGCTTATGCAGGGTGGGACTGATGATTCACAAGTACATTGTCCGCATCCCGCCCATCACGAAAAAGAACTCACAGCGAATCCTTATCAACCAAAAGACCAGAAAGCCATTTATCGCCCAGAGCGCGGCCTACAAGCGGTACGAAGCGGCGGCCTTATGGTATTTATACCCAAAACCGATAAAGCCCCTAGAGGGCCGCTATCGCGTTGCCACAGTGTTTTACATGCCAACCCGCAGACGTACAGACCTGACAAACTTGATAGAAGCCGCTCACGACGTGCTAGTTGCAGGCAAAATCCTTGCAGATGATAACTATACGATTATCGCCAGCGTGGACGGTTCCCGCGTGATGGTCGACAAAGAGAACCCCCGCACCGAAATTTTCATTGAAGAAATGGAGGATGAAGCAGATGCCAATCTGCGAACTTTACCATGATAATTTTCAAAATTACAAGTGCTATGGCATTCCGCACGCCCAGCTTGTAATCGCCGATATTCCCTATAACATTGGCGCTAACGCTTACGCCAGCAATCCCGTCTGGTACAACGGCGGTGACAATAAAAACGGAGAAAGCAAACTCGCCAAAAAGAACTTTTTTAACACAGATGGCCGTTTCAAAATAGCAGAGTATATGCACTTCTGTTCTAAGCTGCTTGTCAAAGAGCCGAAGGAACGCGGCAAAGCCCCGGCCATGATCGCGTTCTGCGCGTTTGAGCAGATGCAGGAAATTGCCGAATGGGGCAAAAAGTACGGGTTCATGAAGTCCTACCCGCTGTTTTTCGTAAAAAACTACTCGGCCCAGGTGCTCAAAGCAAATATGCGTATTGTAGGCGCTACCGAGTTTGCCGTTGTGCTCTACCGCGACAAGCTCCCCAAATTCAACGGCGGCGGCCACATGGTCTATAACTGGTTCGAGTGGCGGCGCGATTCCGGCAGGGAGTATCCAAAAATACACCCCACCCAAAAGCCGGTAAACCTGTTGAAACGCCTGATTGAAATTTTCACAGACCCCGGCGACGTCGTGATTGACCCCTGTGCCGGTTCCGGCTCCACCCTCCGCGCCGCCTATGAATGTGGGCGGGATAGCTATGGGTTTGAGGTTGACCGCAAGTTTTACGCCATCGCCAAAGAAAAAATGCTCGATTTTTCCCAAGAACAAATGACGTTTGAGGAAATCGCAACATGAAAAACAAAATAGAGGAAGTGTAACCTATGAAAGCCAGACTTCATCCCACCACGGCCATGCAGAAGGCCATAGACGCTTATGCAGAAGCTAAAATTCAGGGCATCCAAAGCAGTGCGCAGGAGGCCGTCATGAAGGAGCGCAGCGATATTGCCACCCGCGCCGCCTATCTGTGTCTGCTGGCGTGCTATCAGGTCGGTCTTTCTCCCCGCACCCTGAAACGGATTCAGGATGCAATGACAGGCCCCGTTGCTGATAAATACAACGAGTACCGCAATGACCAGCTTGCCGACCTCTGGGAGCAGGTAACGTTGCAAAGCATCGGCATTGAAGCGCCCAAAACAAAGGAGCCGCTATGACCACAACAAAATTCTGCAAGACCTACGGGAAAATCATGTGGGACGTACAGCCAACAAAGCGCTATTGCGATTCCTGCATCCGCAAGCGCAATATCAAAAGCGCGCAGGCATCTTACCGGCGCCGCAGGGATGCCGGTGTTTTGAAAAAAGGCAAGAAACCCGCCGCGCATCCCAACCCGAAGAAAACCATAAAACCCATTGAACAATGTACCCGCGAAGCCGCCGCCCTGGGCCTGACCTATGGGCAGTATGTAGCCCGCGGGCTGGATAAGGAGTAAGACTATGGACGCAGTTGAATTTTACAAATCAATGAAGCGCATGTGTTACAGTGGTGAAATGTGTGAAAAATGCCCTCTATATAATAATTTCAGCGAAATGGGAAGTGTTTGTGATGTACTATTGCACATCACAGATGAGAAGGCTTCCAAAGTTAAAAGCATCGTTGAACAATGGGCAAAAGGCCACCCCGTAAAAACACGAAAAAGTGAATTTCAAAAAATGTTCCCGAACGCGAACATGTATAGTATTACAACCACTTTTTGCACTGCGCATTTTGACAAAAAGAAGGCGTGCGAGGTAGGCGTGGCATCTGAAGAAATGTGCGAGAAGTGCAGATACAAATACTGGAACGAAGAGGTTGATGAGTGATGGACGCAGTTGAATTTTTCCAGACGGTAAACAGGTTATGCAAAAATCGAAGCTGCGCGGGATGCCCTATTTGTAAAAAGGGAATGTGCAAGGACATGTGCATGGTCAGGCGCACGGTTATGCTCGGCGACGCTTCAGTTGAAAGCATTGGGGAAATGATTTCAATAGTCGAGCAATGGTCAAAAGACCACCCCATCAAGACCCGCCAGAGTGAGTTTTTGAAGATGTTCCCTAATGCAAAAATAGGTGAAGATGATGGAATTTTGTGTATTAAACCTTGCGACATTGATAAAAGCATTGAATGCACAAATGGAAAAGGCTGCGACGACTGCTACCGCAAATACTGGAAAGAGGAGGTATCCGAATGAAAAAAAGATTGTTGGTATTGGCGGTTGCTCTTGTTTTGACGGCTCTGCTATGTGCCTGCAAAGAAAATCCGATGGTTGAAGAGAAAACCGTATCGGCAAAGCAGGAAATCTTGTACGCCTATATAACAACACAAATGGAAACGAATGGATACGGAGGTGTTATCGGACACAAAAACTATATTTGCTACGGCGTATTAAACGGAAACAGCATTGAAGACAAAGAAGACAGAATAGACTTCGTTACAATACGAAAATCAGAAGAAAACCATAGCTATATTGAATATTACTATGACCGCAAGATTTATGAAGATGGCACACACTATGACATATATGCCGGAGCGGCCTTGTACTTAACAAATGATATGCTAAAAAACCTTAAAACGAGCAACTGAGGAGACATCAGAATGGCACAACTTCAAGAGACAATCCGCGATAAAGTCACGACATACAGCGAGGATGAATAAATGTCGATCAGTAAAAAGACCCGCATTGCGGTGTATAAAAAATACGATGGTCATTGCGCTTACTGTGGCAGACATATCGCATACAACGATATGCAGGTCGACCACTTCAAGCCGCAGAGGGCGTGGAACCCAGAGGATTCCGGCACGGACGACATTGAAAACCTTATGCCGTCCTGCCGTATGTGCAACCATTACAAACGCGCCCACGACCTTGAAACATTCAGACGATACATTGCTGAGATTCCGCGAAAACTGCAAGAGAACTACATTTACAAGATCGGCGTGGTGTACGGAAATGTGCTGAAAAATCCGAAAGCGATCAAATTCTATTTTGAGAAAGTGAGGGATAACCATGTGGCTGATTGACGCAGATAAAGTACCGCGACTATCTGATATGATCGGGTGAGCTTATGAGGGTGGCGAGTACCAGGCATATAAGAGCGGCGCAGAGTATGGGCGCGGATTGGTGGATGATACACCGACCATCGACCCAGAATCCCTGCGGCCTACGGCACACTGGATAAGCGATAGCGGCGGAAGCACAAATGTTGTATGTTCAGCTTGTAATGCAATTTCTTTCGCTGCTTATAATTTTTGCCCGGAGTGCGGCAAAAGGATGGTGAACGCAGATGAGTGAATGGATAAGCGTTAAAGACAGACTGCCAGTTGCTAAAGAGGTGGTTCTTACATACGAATCGGCGTTTGATTCAATGTCTATGGCGTTTAGGCTTCCAAACACAGAAGAATTTATCAATGTCGGCGATTATTACACTCTTGACGCCGTCACCCACTGGATGCCGCTCCCCGAACCCCCGGAGGTGACCCCATGACCATTATCCTTGTTATCGCTGCCGTCTGTGTTTACGACCTGTGCGGCCTGCTCGCCGTCCTGTACATCAACCACACAGACCGAATGGACACCGTAGACGGCGCAGACAACGTTATTGTCCTTATTTTCTGGCCGCTGCTGGTCGTAACCCGCATCGGCATTGCGATTTATCGAATAGTTAGGAGGCTGCTTTGAACGACAAGGAAATCGCAGATAAAAAGCGCTGGCTATGGAGGTATCAGCGCTGCCGCAGCTCAGAAAAGCAACTGCGCAGACAAATTGCGCTAGAGCGAGAAAGAGCCACAGCAACTACCAAAGCCCTGTCCCCTATCATGGTCACATCAAGCAAGGCGAATACCATGGAATCCGCCATTTTAAAGATTGTGGAGCGACAGGAAAAGCTGTACAAGCAAATCATTAAAACTGAAATAGTCCGTGATGAGATTGAAACAGCCATAAACAGCCTGCCAGATGACCGCATGAAAGCGGTTCTTCAAGAGCGGTATATAATCGGGACGTCGCGTTGGTGGAGAATCGCAAACAACCTCAATATATCAGAGGTCTACGCGAAGAAGCTGGAAAGACGCGCTCTTGAGAAATTGTATACGCCAGTATACGAATCATCTGATACAATGAGTATGCTGAAACTGTAAGGCGGGTACATTACAGTCCATAGCAAAACCTCCTATTCTCGATACTGACAGCCGGGAAAGACCGGCATTTTATTTGCTGCATAGCCATCTGCAAACTTGGCCTGACAAGTCAATGCGGCAAGGGCGCTGCGTTCCGCAAGCAACGGCGCGGCAAAGGTGCAAGACCTATGTGCAGTACCAACGCCGATGATGCTGGTAAATAGGCTAGTGCAAGCGCATTCCGTTCCCAGCTAGGCAACACCCGCGAGCCTACTAACAGTGCGCAACCTGCGGGGTTTTATATGCCCTTGTAGCTCAATGGCAAGAGCCTTGGTGTGCCGGTTCAAGTCCGGCTGAGGGCACATGCTGGGTCGCTCCCACCGGTGAAAGCCCGGCGCAGGCAAAACGCGATAGATAACCTGAACGCTGTAAGCAAAGCGGCAAGCCGATCAGGAGCGCGGCGCGATGGCAGGTCGCAACGGGACTTCGAGAGCCTGAAAAAATCTGCCCGGCATCTGCTTGTGTGGACTCCGTTACTGACGCAGTTACGCATCGCCGAAACCCATAATATCAAAGCAGAGACCGCGGGTAAGCGCGCGGAATACAAGTGCTGCTGAACTACGTTGCGGACTTGCTCCCCGCAACGGGTGAGGTCGGCACAGCATACACCGACAGGGCGGGAACGCGCTTTTCCTCCGGCGCAAAGGGGTTTAGGGGGATATAAGCCTACACAAATTGTGTGGGCTTTTTGTGTTGCATAAAGGAGGATATTATGCAAGTTGTGATGAAATCGCTGGAAGAAATCCACCCATACGAAAACAATCCAAGAATCAATGACAAGGCAGCAGCGGCAGTCGCAAAAAGCATTGAAGCGTATGGTTTCAAAGTCCCGATTGTGATTGCAGCAGACGGAGAAATTGTATGCGGGCATACGCGATATAAGGCAGCGCAGGAACTGAAACTGAAAGAAGTTCCGTGCGTGATTGCTGACGATCTCACGCCGGAGCAAATCAAGGCTTTTAGACTTGCTGATAATAAGGTTTCGGACGTCGCAATCTGGGATAACAAAAAGCTGCTGCAAGAGCTGGAAGAACTTGATGCGTTTGACGATGACGCGCTGTTTACTGGTTTTGAATTGGGGGGCTGTTTGATAATACCCTTGATGAAAGCGACAAGGCAGCAGTGGAAAACAACGAGTTTGGCGTAATGTACGAGGCTGTTTTCAAAAGTGACAGCAAAGAAAAGCTGGAACGCCTGCAAAAATATTGGGAGGGTATGCAGGATGAAAGAGAAAACACTGATAGTGGAGATATCGGGGAAACGCCCAGGGACGAAACAGCAGCGCCCGACGGAGAAAAACAGAACTGAATACCCGCATATCATCATTTCTAACAATTCAGAAGGTTACGACACAGACTGGGAAATCGTAAACGTTCCTAAAGAATATGAGGAATGGTATAAGTCCGTTGCAAAGACAAGCGACAATGCGTGGTATGCCCCGATGAACCGCAGCTATGCGATCAAGTACGCACGTGAACATGGGTACAGATATCTTATCCAGTTGGACGATAACATAACATTTTTAGAAATTGGGTACACGCGAAAAATCGACGACAAAACAATCAAAAGATACCGCGTCCAAAGCAGAGATGAAATGCTTGATGATTTCGTAGATACGCTTGTAACTGTGCTGGAATGCACTAATGCTGCAATGTCAGGCTGTACGCTATGCGGTGTAGCTGCTCCTGCGGATGATTATTTGTCGGAAAGATTTGTATATAGCTGCTTTGCATTGGATGTTGACAGATGCCCAGATTTGTTCCAAGGCGACTTTGAAGACGACGTCGAGTTCCGCTTGAAACTAAAGCAAATGGGCGTCCCATCTGTACAGGTTGCGCCTTTACGGTATAGCAAGACAGGTCAAGCGCAAAACAAAGACCTGACAGGATGCCGAAAAGCATATGCCGAAGCTGGCGTAAAACGTGGCGAGCATATGCGCAAACTGTACGGCAATATTTACAGCTGCGGGATGAGAAGCAAAAGCAATTGCATCACATCGCAAGCGGAAGCAGGAGCAGCTTATTTCAAGCACATTCTGAAACCGTTCAAGGTTGGCGTTCTTGTGAAAGATAAAGAAAAGATTGATGCTCAAATGCAATTCATCTTCAGAAAATGGGCGAAAGAGCCTAAATGCTCTTGCAGAATCAAAGAAAAGCGGGTGAAAGGGTGAGAGAATGGCTCGCACAGGCAGACCAAAAAAGAATATAGATGAAAAGCAGTTTGAAAGCCTGTGCGGCCTGCAATGCACCCTTGAAGAAATTTGCGGTTGGTTTGGTGTTTGTTCCGATACGCTGGAATCGTGGTGCAAGAGAACCTACAAGATGAATTTTTCGGAAGTTTTCAAGCAAAAGCGCGGTGTAGGGAAAATATCGCTGCGCCGCAGTCAATGGCGGCTTGCCGAAAAAAACGCAAATATGGCGATTTTCCTCGGCAAGCAATATTTGGGGCAGAAAGACGAGCCTGAACAGCAGACAGACAGCGGGGTGCAAATCATAGATGACCTGTAACAGATTATCAGCTATGGTCTCCCCATGCTTTGCTGAAGCGCACCGGCAAATCAAGGCTGGCAACGTAAAAGAACTACTTGCAAAGGGCGGGCGCGGCTCTACCAAATCAAGCTATATAAGCATAGAACTGATTTTGCAGCTCATAAAGCATCCGCAATGCCATGCAGCAGTGTTCCGCAAAGTCGGCAACACGCTGCGGACGAGCGTTTATGCGCAAATCGTCTGGGCTATCAATGAGCTTGGTCTGCACGACCATTTTCGTTGCACGGTCTCCCCGATGGAATGCACCTATTTGCCTACTGGGCAAAAGGTGCTTTTTTTCGGTATGGATGACCCAGGCAAGGTCAAATCGGTGAAGATGCCGTTTGGCTATATCGGGATTGCTTGGTTTGAGGAGCTAGACCAATTTGACGGCGCAGAGCAGATACGTAATGTTGAGCAGTCGTGCTTGCGTGGCGGTAACTGGTCAATTACATTCAAGAGTTTCAACCCGCCTGCAATGGCCCGCAACTGGGCGAACGGCTACGCTTTGCAGCCCCGCAAGGGAAAGCTAGTACATCATTCCACCTACAAAACAACGCCCGCAGAATGGCTCGGAGAGCGGTTTCTGGCCGATGCTGAATATTTGCAGCGCACAAACGAAACGGCCTACCGACACGAGTATCTGGGCGAGGTTGTCGGCAGCGGTACGGCGGTATTTGAGAATCTGCGCATTGAGAAAATCACAGATGAACAGATTGCCAGCTTTGATCGCATCAAGCGCGGCATTGACTGGGGCTGGTATCCTGACCCATGGGCATACAATGCGATGCACTATGATGCGGCGCGGCGCATGCTGTACATCTTCGATGAACTAACGCGGCGCAGAACCAGCAACAGAGACACGGCGCAGCTGCTTTTGGATAAAGGGCTGACACGTGAGGATAAAGTCTGCGCGGATAGCGCAGAGCCGAAATCCATTGCGGACTATAACAAGTACGGCGTAAAGACGTTCCCGGCCCGCAAGGGGCCGAAATCGGTTCGGTATGGAACAAAATGGTTGCAAATGCTGGAAGCTATTGTCATTGACCCTGAACGTTGCCCGGACACAGCAAAGGAATTTAGCGAGTATGAATACGAGCGGGACGGCAAGACGGGAGAAGTGCTGGAAGGCTACCCGGATTTGAACAACCATCACATTGACGCAGTGCGTTATGCGATGGAGAGCACAGCGAACAAGGCGGGAGACACCGCCGAAACCAGATACAAGAGCATTTTCGTGTAAAGGCGGTGAGAAGACGTGAAAACATACCAAGATTTTGTAGCGGTTGGCGAGGACGAAAAGGCCCGCATGAGTTTCATACTGGGCGCAATCAATGAGTATAAGGCCGACCATAGCACACGCCTTGCAGCGAACGCAAACAAGTATTACCACGGAGAAAACCCTACAATCAACAAATATGAGAAAATCATCTACGACATGCAGGGCAAGGTGCACCGTGACATGTACACGGCAAATCACAAGATAGCAAGCAAGTTCTTTGGCTTGGTCGTAGACCAAGAAGTTTCGTATTTGCTGGGCAACGGCGTTTCATTTCAGGAGCCGGAGACAAAAAAGGCGCTGGGTGCGACGTTTGACGAAGATATTATGGACGCTGCCCGCCATGCTTTGATTGACGGGCAGTCTTTCGTGTTTTGGAATCTCGACCATGTGCAGGTGTTCGCAGCAGAGGAATTTGTTCCTCTATACGACGAGGAAGACGGCTCTATTAAAGCCGGAATCCGTTTCTGGCAGGTGGCAGACAATAAGCCGCTGCGCGCCACGCTGTACGAGCTTGACGGTTACACAGAGTATCTAAAGCCCAAAAGCGATGATATGGCGATTCTCAAGCCGAAACGCGCATACAAGTTGAAGCTGCGCACCAGCGAGGCAGACGGCACAGAAATTTATGACGGTGAGAACTATCCCGGATTTCCTATTATCCCGCTGAAAAACGGCGAGCAGGCCCACAGCGAGCTACAGGGGCGACAGAATACCATTGACGCGCTCGACCTTGCTAGCTCCAACATGGTAAACAACGTTGACGAAGGCAACCTGATTTTCTGGGTTCTGACCAACTGCGGAGGCATGGACGAGCAGGACGACACAAAGTTCATTGAGCGTCTGAAAACGACCCATGTAGCCCATGCTGACGGTGAAGAGGGCGCGAAGGCCACGCCACAGAGCATCGAAGCGCCGTTTCAAGGCACGCAGGCGACTATTGATATGCTCACCAAAAAGTTATACGAGGACTTTCAGGCCTTTGATTCTGCCGCTGTCAGCGCTGGCAACCAAACTGCAACGGCCATCAAGGCCAGTTATGTGCCACTCGACCTGAAAACGGACAAGTTTGAAAGCTGCGTAACGCGCTGCATCAAGGGCATTTTGGCGGTTGCCGGTCTTGATGACGAGCCGACATACACGCGCAACCAGATTATCAACAAGCAGGAAGAGTCGCAGACGGTCTTGCTCGGAGCAGAATATTACGACGACGAGTACATCACGCGCAAGCTATTGACCATTCTCGGAGACGCAGACCAGTACGAGGATTTGATGAAGCGAAAGGCGGCAGAGGAGGTAGACCGTACAATTACCAACCAGCCACCTAACGAGCCGCAGAACCAGCCGGGAGAAGGAATGAACGGCAATGGCGAAACCTGATTATGCCCACAGAATGACCGACGCCGAGCTTGCACAGCTTGAGCGTCGCATTTCTGCTATATACCAACAGGCAGCAGACGAACTGTCAGACACGGTAAACGCTTACTTTGAGCAGTTCGAAAAGCGAGACGCAGCCATGAAAGAAAAGCTGGATGCAGGCGAAATTACAGACCAGCAATACAAGCAATGGCGGCTTGCGCAGATAGGACGAGGCAAGCGTTTTACGGCGCTGCGGGACAAGGTGGCAGAAAGATACACTTATGCCAATGCAACGGCTGTGGCCTATGTCAATGACGCCACGCCGGGCATTTACAGCTTGAACCGCAATTACGCTGCTTACAAAATTGAGCAGGTTTCCGATAAAGCAGATTTTACGCTGTGGGATGAGCAGACTGTGAAACGCTTAATCGATGAACAGCCTGACTTGATGCCATATTACCAGCCAAAGCGTGCATTGCAGCGCGGCATTGACCTGAAATACGGAAAGCAGCAAATTACAGCTAGTGTCACAAGCTCCATTCTGCAAGGCAAGGGAATTGGCAAGATTGCGGATGACTTGCAAAGCCGTATGCGGGACATGAGCCGCGCAAGCGCTATACGAACGGCCAGAACGGCGGTCACAGCAGCAGAGAACGCGGGACGGCTAGATACTTACCGTTCCGCGCAGGATATGGGCATAAAGCTGAAAAAACAATGGGTGGCAACGTTAGACAACCGCACGCGGCATGCGCACGCGGTGGCAGACGGGCAAACGGTAGATGTGGAAAAGCCGTTTATTATTGATGGTTATAAGCTCATGAAGCCTGGCGATGAATCTGCGCCGGGATACCTAGTGTATAATTGCCGCTGCACAACAATAGCGGATTTTCCAGATGTGCCAAAATCGCGGCATGAGTTGCGGAGAGCGATAGACCCAGAAACGGGAAGAAGCGTACTTGTCCCATATATGAATTACACGCAATGGAATAGCTGGAAAGAAGCAGAAAACAGATATGCGTGGGAAACATATATGAAGAAAGGGCGCAATTTTTCATCCGACAAGAAACAATTTGCGGAATACCGCAAAGTTTTAGGCGATAAAGTGCCAGATTCAGTTTACAAGTTCCAAGATTTAAAGTATAATGATATTGAAATTTGGCACGCGTTAAAGACCTTAAAAAGGCAAACAATGTTTGTAGAAAAAGCGCAATGTGAAACGACGGAAAGAAAATTCAAAGAATATCTTTTGAAGCCCGGCGCAAAACATGCGAAAGAATTTTTCGACGTTGGATATGCAAAGGAAAACCCGATACAGCTACGATACGATATTGCAAAGCAATACGATGAGAGCAAAGTTCAAAATGTAATAGAGCTGGAAGATGGGAGCAAAAAGTATTCGATTCCCATGAAGTTGGGGATAACGGAGAAAAAGCAATTCTTGACTTGCTGGATAAAAGAACCCGGCAACGGAAAACCGAGAATTACGACAGCCTATAGAAAGGATGCAGACGAGTGATACGCGAATTTGATAAAGTAAAAATAACTGCATCTGGAAAAATTGGTGTGGTTGTAGATATACGGGACACGGACTGCTTGCATTATCTTATCGAACTCGACAAAAACAATCAAATTATTGATTGCAAGGGAAACGAGATTGAAAAGGTAAAATGAAAATCACACTTGAAGACCATAGCGCTGAAGTTTACAAAGAGCTTGAAGCCGCTTGCCAGCGGGCGCTGGAAAAATGCGGGCTTGTCGGTGAGGGGCATGCTAAAAAGCTATGCCCTGTGGACACTGGAAACCTACGCAACAGCATTACACATATGGTAAACGACGGCGAAAAAGTTGCGTATATCGGCACAAACAGCGAGTATGCAGTTTATGTGGAGTGCGGCACGGGCGTTTATTATCCCGGCGGCAGACAAACGCCGTGGACGTATCAAGACGAAAACGGCGATTGGCATCTGACCCACGGACAACGCGCTAAACCGTACATCAAGCCCGCTGTCGCAGACCATGTAGACCAGTACAAGAAAATAATTGAATCCGAGCTGAAAGGCAAATAAGCCTCTCGGCTCTTTTTATTGGGAGGAAATCACATGAAAAAGATTCTTTATATCGCAATCGCAGTTATGGCCTCAGTTTTGCTTTTGTGTGGCTGTTCCGAAGCCGATAGAGCAAACTCCAATATTTCTAAACAGGCCGATTACTTTGAGAGCGAACGAAAAATCACCGTATACAACGCCAGAACAGACAAGGTCATTATGGAAGCCGAGGGATATATGTCCATCTCCAACAATTCCAGCAACGAGCTTGTCTGCACTGTAAAGGTTGGCCCTAATACTTACAGGAAAAATTACATCTACCTAAACAGCTACACAATGTATGTTGTCGAGGACATTACAGGAACACACACAGACCCGTACCATTACAAGCTGTATTTCCACACAAATGTGCTGCCCAGCGTTGAAGTGAAACCGTAAAAGGCAAGTTTACCTAGCAACTACCGAGACTTTCTCGGCGGTTGCTATTTTTATACGCAAAAACAGCGAAGCACTGCTGTTTTGAATAAATAAAACTCAAATGGCGAAGAACCGCCACCGAAGAAAAGGAGAGAACCCCCATGGCAAAATTTACACGCGCTGAAATCCGTAAAATTATTGGCGAAAGCTGCACTGACGAAATTGAAAATCAGCTGGTGGCGCTCCATCTGGGCGTTGTTGACCCGCTGAAGGACGACGTCACGCGGTATAAAGCCGATGCAGAAAAGCTGCCGGGCGTTCAGAAGGAGTTGGACGACCTGAAAGCGCAGGGCGACGGCGGCTACAAGGCTAAGTATGAAGCAGAGCACAAGGCTTTCGGGGACTACAAGGCCAACGTAGACGCTGAGAAAACAACGGCTGCCAAAGAAAAGGCGCTGTCCGACGTCCTGCTGAAAATCGGCATTTCTGAAAAACGGATTTCCTCTGTCGCACGCCTTGCAAAGGGAGACGGCCTGCTTAACAAACTGGAATTGGATGACAAGGGCGCTATCAAAGACGCAGCTGCACTTGAAAAGAGCCTCAAGACCGATTATGGCGAGTACATCACCAAGAGCAGCACCAAAGGCGCAGACACGTCTACTCCCCCTGCCAACAATGGCGGAAAGGCCCTGACGCGGGAGGACATCTACAAGACGGACGATAAGGGTCGTTATGTACTATCCACCTCCGAGCGGCAGGCTGCGCTTGTGAACCTTATGCAAAACGAATCTGACGATTAACAGAAAGGAGCCAAAATATGGCTGCAAAAACTAATCTGACTACCGCTGCCCAGATTACTGTCAACGCCCGCGAGGTTGACTTTGTCACCCGCTTTGGCAAGAATTGGGACGCGCTGCGCACCATCATGGGCATTATGCGCCCCATCCGCAAGGCCCCCGGCACGAAGCTAGTCTCCTATGAGGCCGCTGTTGACGGCACTCTGGCTGGCGGTACGTCCGTTGCCGAGGGCGATGAGATTCCGCTGACCAAGATGAAGGTCGAGCCCAAAACCTACGGCGACATTGAGATTGCCAAGTATGCTAAGAGCGTATCCGTTGAGGCAGTCGCCAAGTACGGCGCAGATGTTGCCGTTGAAAAGACCGACGAGGCGTTCCTTGTCGCCCTGCAGAACAATGTTCTGGGCGACTTCTACACCTTCCTGAACACTGGCTCTCTGGCTGTAGCTGCTACCACTTGGCAGCAGGGTCTTGCTCTGGCAAAGGGCAACGTGCTGGACAAGTTCGCCAGCATGGATCGTGATGTTACCGAGGTTGTCGGCTTTGCCAACATTCTGGACTTCTACGGCTATCTGGGCGACAAGGAAATCACCACGCAGACCGCCTTCGGCCTGACCTATGTCCAGAATTTCATGGGTTATTCCACCCTGTTCCTGCTGCCCGAAAAGTACATTGCAAAGAACAAGGTCATTGCCGTCCCTGTGGAGAACATCGACCTGTACTACATCGACCCCGCCGACAGCGATTTCGCCAAGCTGGGCCTGAACTATACCGTCGAGGGCGAAACCAACCTGATTGGCGTGCATGTTGACGGCGACTACAGCCGCGCAACTGGCGATATGTACGCTCTTATGGGCATGAAGCTGTGGGCAGAGTACCTGGACGGTATCGCCGTTGCCACCATTACGCCCGCAGAAGCCCGGAGCGCAAAAACTGTCAAGGCAGAACAGTAAAAAAGAGGGAGTGCAATGCTTGAAGAATTGATGAGGGAGTGCCGGAACTGGTTTGTCACACAGAATGGCGTCCATCTGGGCGAGTTCAGCATCAAGGGCGGGAGCATTGCGCTCCCTTTTTTGCGTGCCGGACAGTATTTCCGCATTGTGGGCAGCGTTATGAACGATGGTGTGTATCAATACGGTAACTGCTCGTTAAGAGATGAAACCTTTGACGGGGCTATCTGGGCCATGGCCGTGCCTGCCGAATTTCTGCGCCTTGAAGAAGAAATCAAGGCGTGGCGCACGCAGTACGAGAACGCCGCAAACAGCCCATTTCAAAGCGAGAGCTTTGCGGGGTATAGTTACACTAAATCTACTGCAAACGGCGGTCCTGACGGCTCTCTGCCGGGCTGGCAAGGTGTATTTGCATCACGGCTGAACAAGTGGAGGAAATTATGAGCTTACTGGATGCGTTTTCGCGTCGCTGCTGTATTATGGACAAGACCACAAAGCCGGACGGCGAAGGTGGCTATGTTGTCGAGTGGGCAGAGGGCGCGGAGTTTGACAATTTCGTTTCGCTGGATAGCAGTTTGGAAGCTCGCCGTGCAGAAGCAGAGGGCGTGACCAGCGTATATACCGGCGTTGTCAACCGAGATGTGCCGATTGAGTATGGCAGCGTCTACAAGGACGTTGAAACAGGCGCGTATTATCGCGTAACAAGCCGCCCGGAAGAAAAGCAAGCCCCGAAAACGGCTTCCTCTATGCTGCGCAACTTAATGAGCTTTACGGCTGAACGCATGGGAGGGCTGCCGAAATGACAAAGGGCGCTGCACTACAGCAGTTTTTCGATAGCTTTCTCCCTGCGTATGCTACAAACGCCGTGCCGGACGACGTTGTACTCCCATACTTGACTTATGATGCGGTATTTGACGCTGAAGGAGGTGCGCCGTCGCTAACGGTGAACCTGTGGTTCTATACGACGTCTGAGGCTGTTCCAAATGCCAAAGCACAGGAAATATCGGACGCTATCGGCATCGGTGGCAAGTTGCTGAAATTTGACGGCGGCTACATTTGGATTCGGCGCGGTTCCCCTTTCTGTCAAGCGCTGGCAGATGAAACAGACAAAAACATTAAGCGGCGGTATTTGAACATTACCGCCGAATTTTTATGCCAAAATTGAGGTGAAAATATGGGTAAATTTACCGCTATTCCCAAAGATACGTTCGACGCATTGCAGCTTGACGCTGGCGTGCTGTTGAACACATTCAACCCAGCAAGCATTGCCGCTCCGCAGGACGGAGACATTATCTGCGCCACTACTGGCGGCATCAACGCCACTTGCGTTCCTACATTCTCCGACTTGGGCGAGGACGTTGACAACTGCCCGGTCAACACCAAAGAGCTGAAACATCTGGACAGCTGGGAGTGCAAAATGTCCTTCACGGCTCTTGGCACGTCCCCTGATAATATCAAGATGGCTCTGGGCAGTGCAGACGTTACCACAAACAAGATTACGCCTCGCCGCGACTTGAAGCAGACCGACTTTAAAGACGAACTGTGGTGGGTGGGTGACCGCGCAGATGGTGGCTGCGTTGCTATCTGCCTGAAAAACGCTTTGTCCACTGGTGGCTTCTCGTTGCAGACTACCAAGAGCGGCAAGGGGCAGATTTCCTGTGAGCTGACTGGCCATGTCTCCATCACTGCACAGGACGTTGTCCCTATGGAGTTCTACAGTATCGACGCGGAGGGATAAAAAATGCGACTGCTTTCTCAGATGACTACCGACGAGACCTGCGATGTCTTGTGCATCGCCGCCCCTCATATCCAGAACATGGCCGATGACAAAAACCTCATTGCAGAGGTTCAACGCAGGCTTCCCAAAGGGGAACATACGCAGATTGACGTCTATAGGTTCGGCCTTACGCGCGTTGTGAATCTTGTTCCCATCTTCTTGAAAGACCACAGAGAAGACGTATATGCGATTCTTTCTCTGTTTAACGGCCTCACCCCAGAAGAATGCGGAAAGCAGGGTTTCTTAAGCACGTTGGCGCAGATTAACGAGCTTGTGAAAGACGAGGACTTCGTTAATTTTTTCAAACAGTCTTTCGGTACGGAGCAGAAAGCGTAATAGTCGCAATCTTAAGCATGCCGAAACTGAGCGCACGTGCGTTTATGTCGGCACTGCCATACCGAATCAAAGAAAAAACGGATGAAGTGGCATATCGTGTTTATATGTCGGATGTACTTATCACGATTACAAAAAACATGATAAAAACAGAAAGCGAGCCGAAAAGGTACTGGGATATAATCAACCCGCCGCCAGAAGAAACACGAACAGCGGATGAAATCAAAGAACACATGAAGAACAAGCTGAGAAAACTGGAAGAGCCGCCCCAAAAATAGGGCGGCTCATTTTAGAAGCAGTTTGTCATAATGGCTTTGTAGATTTTATCGTCTACCTCGATTAAAAAGCGTTTACCGCTTGCAACCCACTGTGGGTCTTCTTTCAGCTGAATTGCAATCTGATAAATGCCTTTTTGTTTTGCGGTGACTGCGCCAGCCACGAGACCAGCAGGCCCAAGAATGGCGCCGCCAACAAGCCCGCGCATCACACCAGAAGACATAGATTTCTTCTGGGATTCATCCAGAATGGAATAATCTGCAACGGTGCTTCTGTCTAATGTGATTGCGGGCATCAATCCCATGTCGAGTTGAACTCGACCAAAAGAAAGATTGACCTTCTTTCCGACGTAATCTCCTGCGATAACTGCATTTTTAGCTTTTGCCATAGCAAAACACCTCCTAAAGCTAGGATACAGCATGGCTAACAAAAAATCAACAAGAAAGGAGTGAGAAGTTGGACGTATTTAATCTAAACGCAAAATTAAGTCTTGATACAGATGATTATGAACGGCAGTTAAACGATGCAAGCGGCAAAACAACATCGTTTTGGGATGTATTCAGCGGGACGTTTCTTGGAAATGCTGTTTTTGATGGCCTGAAAGCTGTGGGAAGCACGATTGTATCTGTTGGCAAATCGGCAGCAGGTGCAGCTCTCGATATTGGAAAAGCATCCCTGAGCAGTTACGCAGACTATGAGCAGCTTGTCGGCGGCGTAGAAACCTTGTACAAGGACAGCGCAGGTATTATTGAGGGCTATGCAAAGGACGCGTACAAGAACGTTGGCCTGTCTGCAAACGAGTACATGGAGACATCAACATCGTTTGCTGCGGCTCTGGTTTCAAGTTTGGGCGGCGATACACAAAAAGCCGCTGAAATGGCGAATACTGCAATTTCGGATATGTCCGATAATGCGAACAAGATGGGCACCAATATTTCTTCCATCCAAGACGCATATAACGGCTTTGCAAAGCAGAACTACACCATGCTTGACAACTTAAAGCTCGGCTATGGTGGCACACAGGCTGAAATGAAGCGGTTGATAAAAGAAGCCGCTGCCATGAAGGACACGCAAGCGGAACTTGGCGTAACGGTTGATGCAACCAGTATGTCTTATGCGAATATTGTACAGGCGATTCACGTCGTACAGGCAAACATGGACATTATGGGAACAACCAGCAAAGAAGCTGCAACTACCATCCAAGGAAGTACAGCTTCGATGAAGAGCGCCTGGGAAAATCTGCTTACAGGCATTGCAGACCCAGAACAAGATGTTCAGCAGCTAATCAATAATTTCGTAGACAGTCTTCTTACTGCTGCTCAAAACATTTTGCCGCGTATCCAAGAAATTGTCCCAACGCTGATTAACGCCATGACTGAGATAGGTGCACAGTTGGCCCCTGTAGTCAGCACTGTTATCGAAAGCATGATGCCAACCGTCGTAGAAGGGATAGAAGCACTATTTAACGGCCTTAGCTTTTTGGCAGACGAGTTACAGCCAATCATTGAGGAATTATTCTCTTTTTTTGGCGACGCGATAGTAAATGCGCTGACGAGCGCAATCGAAAATTCTGATTTTAGTGTAATTTTTGATATTTTCGATGAAATCAAAGAGGCGGTCAACGAAGTAATCCCTGTTATAGAAACCTTAGCTCCTGCCATTGGCGCGGTTGGCACTGCTATTGCTGGATGGAAAATTGGAACGAAAATCCAGAAAATGGTGACCGCTTTCGACGAGGCTAAAGTTGCCGTATCTCTGTTCAGCATGGGGCTTTCTGATTCAGAGGTTGCACAAGGCGCTTTGGACGGTACGCTCAAAGGGTCGGAAGTTGTCGTTGGGCTGCTTACTGGGAAAATTGATTTGCTTTCTTTAGCGCAAGGCAAACTCAAGGCTGCGCAGGCTGCGCTAAACGCCGTTATGTCAGCCAACCCGATTGCAATCGTAATCACGCTGATTGCGGCTCTGATTGGCGTATTTGCCACTCTGTACGCAACGAACGAAGATTTCAGAAACAAAGTCAACGAAATTTTTGAGTTCGTAAAGACCACTGTTGTTACATTCTTCACAGAGACCGTTCCAGAGGCGATTAACAGTGCGTTAGAGTGGTTTCAACAGCTCCCAGATAAAATATCTGAGTTTATGGAAAACGCCGTGCAAAGCATTGCTGACTGGTCTACACAGACGGCGGAAAATGCCCGCCAAGCTGGCAGCAATTTTATCAATGCTGTTGTAGAATTTTTCTCGCAACTCCCGTACAACTTAGGTGTATTTCTCGGCACAGCGCTTGCAAACATCGCAATTTGGGCGATAGAAACGGCAGAGAGTGCGCGGCAAGCTGGCTCCCAATTCTTGCAAAACGTAGTTGAGTTCTTTACGCAACTCCCCGGCAACGTTTTAACGTTCCTGTCTACCACGATCCAGAACGTCATTGCATGGGCTGGGCAAATGAAGTCCAACGCAATCGACGCTGCATCTACGTTCCTGAATAACGTAATTGAGTTTTTTACTCAGTTGCCCGGAAACATTGCAGAGTGGTTCACAAAAACGATTGAAAAAGTCGTAGAGTGGGCCGAAGAATTGAGGAAAAACGGTGAACAGGCCGCAAAAGATTTGCTAGATGCTGTTGTTACTGGCCTTCAGGAATTACCCGGCAAAATCTTTGATTTAGGCGTGAACGCGGCAAAGAGCTTGCTCGATGGTATTAAGAGTATGGGCGGCTGGCTGAAAGAACAGGTCGGAAATTTCGTAGACGGCATGGTCCCCGGCTTTACCGGCACGGTGCAGACAAACGGCTCCCACGCTGGCGGTCTGGACTATGTTCCTTATAACAACTACGTTGCAAACCTGCATCGCGGCGAAATGGTTCTGACGGCTAAAGAGGCCGACAGCTACCGCAAAGGCGAGAAAAACGCTGTTGTTGGCGGCGTGACTGTTATCCAAAACATCTACAGTCAGGCCAAAACTGCGGCAGAGCTTATGCGCGAGGCGCAGTATGAGCAACGGCGGGCGCTTATGATGGGTGCAATTTGAAAGAGGGTGAAGCATGTACACAGCAAGATTTGTGCGGGATGACGGCGAAACGCTGTATTTCGGCTATAATTATGGCTCTATCGTGAATATAGACCCTCTTTCGGATGTAGATGTTGATGTAGCGCTGTCGCAGGGCTTTCAACAGGTCGGCAAGACCTTTGAGAGCGCGACTGTCGGAGAAATTACGCGGGAGGTTAGCGGCTACCTGCTGGGCGACAGCAGGGTGATGAAGCGTAAAATGCTGCGCATTCTCACGCCAAACTCATTCGGCAAGCTGTATTTCGGCGACGGCTATTACTGCAACTGCACCGTGAAGAAGACCCCGGCTTTCAAGCAGCGCCGCTTTGACGCTGCTTTTCAGTTTACGGTTCTCTGCCCCTTCCCTTACTGGCTGGCAGCTGACCGCAAAGGGCAGCAGATTGGAAAGCTGACGCCGTCCTTCAAGTTCCCGGTGAACTACAAAAAGCACAAGTTCGGCGTTACAGACGGCAGTGTATTCATGAACTTTATCAATGACGGAGATACGGACGTTACGTTCTCTGTTATTTTCTACGCGCAGCTTCCGTTGAGCAATCCCGAAATCACGAATGTGAACACGCTGGAAAAGCTGAAAATCAATGAATTACTGCAAGCTGGCGAGTATATCACAGTAAGCCGGGAGGGCGCATCCAAGCGTCTGACCGTCATAAAAACGAGCGGTGACGTAGAAACTAACATCTACGGAAAGCTCGATGACGCAAGCAACCTGTACTACATTCGCGCTGGCGACAACATTCTCAAGCATTCCTACACGGACGGCGCTGAACACGCCTTGAATACGAGCGTTTTCTATAATGACGCCTATGTGGGGGTATTCGATGATATGTAGAGTATACGACCCTCAACTAAACAAGCTCGGGCAGATTGAAACGTTTGTCTCCCTTGTCTGGACGGAAAAATATAATCAGCTTGGCACGTTCCAGCTGGAATTGTCGCAGCAGCAGGAATACAGCGACCTCATGGGGGAGGACTATTACTGCGAAATCGACGACAGCGACACGCTTATGATTATTAAGTCTGTCCAGACAAAGGGAAACACGATTATTGTGAACGGCGCTCCCGTAACGCGCATTTTAAGAGACCGTGTGAGCACCGCAGAGTTATCAAATATCAACGCGGAAACTGCAATGCGTAATCTTATCCAAGACATGGAACCGTGGCCCTGCGTAGCTCTTGGCGCGTCCTGCGGGCTTGCTGACAAGTTTGAGGCCCAAACGTCAGACCAGACCATAGAGGAATACTGCGAAAAAATAGCGCAGGCCGTTGACGCTGGTTTCAGGCTACGCTTTGACAAGCCGAATAGAAAGTTGCTTTTTGAGGTATACAAACCGGGCGAAAGCCAGACCGTAAAGTTTTCGACATGGTTTCAGAATGTCGGCAATCTGGACTACTGCGTCTCAACAGCAAGCTACAAGAATGTCGCTATCGTTGCTGGCGCGGGCACAGGCGACGAGCGTATCACCGTCTATGCAGGCGACACGGCCGCGGCGGGCATTGACCGCCGCGAAATGTACGTAGACGCTCGGCAGGAGCAGCAGAAAAACAACGAAAGCCTAGAGGACTACAAAGCGCGGCTTGTGGAGTACGGGAAAGGCAAGTTGCTTGAGCAGCTGCGCCTTGAAACGCTGGACTTTGATATTGATTCCGACTGCGTGAACTTGGGAGACGTTGTTTCCTGCATTTTCCCAGAGCTGGGCATCAATGCGAAAGTCCGTATCATGGGAAAGACCATTACTGCGCAGAACAATGTCACACAGTACAGCGTTGAACTCGGGACACCTGTAATTACAAAGAGGTACTAAATGGCAATTATCACATATCCTCTGAACGATGTGGATTACACGGCAGAAGATGCAGAGACCTACCTCTGCACCCGCACAAGCGGGGTATATGCTGCCGAATCGTTCCCCGCAACAGTTACAGAGGCACGAAAAATCACCATCGGGCCAGGTATGGCCTGGATTAACAACGGCACGTTTAAAGGAAAAAGCGTTGTTAGCACGGAAAATGTATCTGTAGCAATCCCCATTGCCGACGGTGCGCTCCCCCGCATTGACAGAATCGTGCTTCGCTTTACTAAGAGCACTAACGAAAGCACGTTTGAGGTAAAGACCGGCACACCCGCTTCAAATCCTGTAGCGCCCACTCTAACGCGCTCCGAGCTGCTTTATGAGCTTGGTCTATACACTGTGTCTGTTCCTGCTGGCAGCCTTACAGTAAGCGCCGCAGACGTCACCAACACGATGCTTGATGAAAGTGTCTGCGGCCTTATGCGTGACGGCGTTACCGGGCTGCCGACTGGTACGTTGCAAAAGCAATATGAAGCTCTTATCAAGTCGATGGCGGACGAGATTGCAGCTATTAAGGCAGGTAGCGCTACCATGCTGAAAGACGTCTACGACCCTGCGGGGCTTGGCACATCTGCTACTGTACAGGTGTACAGCTGCGCCAAAACAGGCAACACGTTTGCACTGACTGGCTCTGGCGCTGTGGGACGCTTCAAGGCCCCTGCAACGTTCGCCAGCGGAGACACGTTCAGCATCAATGGCAAGGCTGTGCCTGCGTATGTGGGCGCAAACGCCGTTGACGCGGACACGATTGTCAAAGACAGATGGGTGCTGTTCACCTATGATGGCACACAGCTAAATTTTAACGGCGGCGGTGGCCTCGGCGCAAACAAGCTGGCACTAGCTACCGCCGAGCCTGATGATGTGCTGGACGGTAAGAAGTATTACGCCAAAAATAAGACAATCAAGACTGGTAATTTGCCTATACAGCCCAAGACCGTTTCCCCTGTCTCCTACAGCGTCGGCAGCGGGAACCTCAATGCGCGTATTCCCAAGGGCGCTTATAAGGATGACGCTGGCGCAGGGTATCCAGAGGTTGTAATCCCTGTCGGCTCTGCTCCTGCGTCCGCAGTTCTGGCGGGCAACAATTTTACGAGCGCTGAAGCGGGCGTGAATGTTGGCGGCAGCATGACAAACCAAGGCAACTGGAGCCGGGAGATATCCCCGGGCGGTGCGGTTACAGTCCCGGGCGGATACCACACAGGTAACGGAATGGTGAGCGCAAAAGCACTGAAAACGGTGACAATCACCATGGCCGACGGTTCCGGCTCGTGGAGTTATACGTTCACGGGCGGCACGCTGGTAGGCATCTGCGACATCGCGGAGAGCGCGTATAGCTCGGAGATCGCGTACCTGAACATCAGCGGGAACACCATCACCATGAAATGGAGCGGCAACGGCACGGTGAACCGCCAGATTACGCTGATTTACTACTAAGAGGAGGGTCAAACTTGGCAGCAACTATTTATGAACCGTTGTCTACAGCACATCTCAAAGCGTGTACCGTAGACTTCGACAGCAGGCCCGACAAAAAGGCCGTGAATCTGGTTCAGTATGACCAGACCATTCCTGTTCTTTGCGTTTCGCTCAAAAAAGGCGGCACAGAGTATAAAGTCCCGTCTGACGCAGATGTAAACATCCGCATGGACAAGCGCGACGGCTATCATGTGTACAATCCTGCGCTTGGCGTGAATGCAGAGCGCGCAATCGCATATTTTGCTGTCACTCCGCAGATGTCTACTGGCTGGGGCGACTATTACCCGATTGTTGAAATCACTGTCGGCGGTGGCGTTGCAGGCAGTGCTCCCATCTGGCTGCACTTCGACAGAAACCCTCTACCTGAAAATGCTATTATCAGCAGCGACGAGTACAAGACTATTCAGCAGCTCTTGGAAGATGTGAAAGCTGTTAAGGCTGACACTGAGGCTATAAAGACCGCCACAGAGCAGATTAAGGCCCAGACTGAGGCCGTTAGAGACCAAGCCAAGGGATTCGCCGACAATGCCAAGAACAGTGCGGACAAGGCACAGACCCTCGTTGACGGGATGCCCTCTGACTACAGTCAGGCGATGAAAGACATTGGCACGCTGAAAAACCAGATGCAGCGTGCCTACCCCGATGACAGCACCATTGGTGAAAATACGTGGAGCAGCAAGAACATCGTGGACATGCTCTGCCCGGAAATCAAGGAATCCGGGAATCCGGTGTTGTGCTACCCTGTGGCGGGATACCCGCTGGGGGTTAAAGCGAAGTGGGAACCCATGCAAGAGGGCACGGGAACGCCGTCACCGGAAAACATCCGGCCTATCAAGGGACGTGACAGCGTGAGGGTGACAAGGTGTGGGGAAACCCTGTGGAGCCTTGATAAAATCACCTTGCAGACGTTTAATACGAATATCACAACACAAATCGATATGGACGCTGTGAATCTTCTGCCCAGAAATGTGAAACTATATTTTTCTGGTCAGTGCTCAAACGGAAAATTGAGAGAGATTCGTTTTTATGATGGCACTGGCGCGGAAATGGGAACGTTGTGTACAGAAGGTGGTTACAGCACGGTTATTAAAGCCGGAAACATAGCGAAGGTGCTCTTGTACGCAGGACTGAACGAAAACAGCGAGAGAACTTGCACCAACCTGCAAATCACGCCTGGCACCACCGCCCCCACCACTTACACACCCTACATCGGGCAGAGCAACACCCTGACCCTCCCATCAACCATCTACGGTGGCGAGGTGGACGCGGTGAGCGGTGAGGGGCAGGATACGTGGAAATCTGTATCGCTGGATGGTACGGAAAAGTGGAACACGTGGGGCGTTAACAAGAACAACACAAATGTCACAGGCTTTTTTACCTATGATATTAACGACTATTCCAATGATGGTAGTAATATCAATAAAATTCTGTGCAGCACCATGTCGAATGAAGAAAAAAATATATGGGGTGGAAAGAACATGGGAGTTGGCCTTGCCAATTCTGGGAGTTCTAAATATCTAATTTACTGCGTAACGACAAATACGTTGCCTGATACGACGGATGACAAAAAAGCCATAGCATCGTTTAAGACTTTCCTTGCCAACTTGTACGCCGCGGGGACACCCGTACAAGTGGCCTACAAGCTGGCAACTCAAACGCCCTTCACCGCAACCGGCGCACAGCCCATGCCCGCGCTTGCAGGTGCGAACACCGTGCTGACCGATGCCGACAGCGCGACTGTGACGGGACGCGCAGACCCCATTAAGCGAATCACCGATTTGGAAGATGCAGTAGCATCGCAAACATGAAAGGAGAAATCACCATGGCTATCAAGAGTAAAGCACGGCACGATTTAACATTGCGCAGTATTAAGCGAGAGATTGCAGCAGGACGTGATGTTGCGTTTTGGCTGGACAAGGCGTACACGCACTACGACAATGGCCTGCTGGATGAGGCGGACATTGCCGAGGTGGAGACGCTTGCGCAGGCGTATTATGATGCGGTGGATGCGAGAGAGAACGCAGACGAGGTTACGGAGACGCCGGATGTGCCGGAGGTTGACGGCGCTGAAAATACCACCGGCGAAGAAAACGACACCAACGAAAAGGAGAGTGAAACCAATGAAGGATGAAATGATTCTGTCGCCTGAAATGGACGAGGAACTGTCGAACGGGAAGGGAGAGGACGAGAATGAGTGATTCTGCACTGGCCGTTTACACGGCCATCAGCCCAAATTGCAACCGGCCCCGGAGCCAGCCCATCAGCAAGATTACCGTTCATCACATGGCTGGTAACACGACGCTTGAATCTTTCGGCGCTCTTGTCGGCAGGCCCTCACGCCAGATGAGCGCAAACTACGCCATCGAATCCAGCGGGCGTATCGGTCTGTTCTGCCACGAGGCGGACAGGTCGTGGTGCAGTTCCAGCCCGTGGAACGACCACAGGGCTGTGACGATTGAGGTGGCGAACGACAGCGGCGCACCGGATTGGCACGTCAGCGACAAGGCTTATGCCGCCCTGCTCGACCTTTGCACCGACATTTGCCGCCGCAACGGCATCAAGGAGCTGACCTACACCGGCGACAAGAACGGCTCGCTCACGATGCACTGCTTCTACGCCGCTACCGCCTGCCCCGGCCCCTATCTCAAGAGCAAGTTCCCGGACATTGCGGCACAGGTCACGAAGCGCTTGAAGGGCGACGTGGCAGACGCTGCGCCCGCCAAGACGCAGGAGCAGACGTTCATTGACGTCATGGCCGAGAAGTGCCAGAGCCGCTGCCTGAACGCACATCTTCTGCCGTCGCTGTGCATTGCGCAGGCTTGCCTTGAAAGCGCCTACGGCACGAGCGAGCTTGCAGTACAGGCAAACAACCTGTTCGGCATCAAGGCCAGCAATTGGAGCGGCAGAGTGTACAACAAGGCTACGAAGGAGTGGGACGGAAGCAAGTACATCACCATCACGGCGGGCTTCCGCGCCTACGATACGATGGCCGCCTGTGTAGAGGACTACATCAAGAAGCTGACGACCATGCCGCGCTATTCCAATCTGGTCGGCTGTACCGACATCAACAAGGCGTGCGAGTACATCCGCGCCGACGGCTGGGCGACCAGCCCGACGTATACCGCAAGTCTGCTGGCCGTCGTGAAGCAGTTCAACCTTACGCGGTATGATACAGTCATCAAGGATGACAAGCCTGTTTCCAGCCCAACTCATCAGGAAATCTGGCTCGACCATGTTGTTCTTCCCAACGCCGCCGCTATGGAGTTCTACGCCGTTGCTAAGAAATACGGATTTGACAATGATAAAACCTATCATGCGAAATATGTAGAGGCATGAAGCCCCGGAACGGAAGTGAAACATGAATGAATGGACGATTGTAACAACTATCGTTGTCATTGTCGGGCTTATTGTTACGGTGACCACTCCCCTGCTCAAACTCAACACTAGCATCACGCAACTACGCTCGCTGATTGAGAATGTTGTGAAGCGCGTCGACGACAACGAGCATGACAACACCGAAAGCCACCGCCGAATTTGGAAGCATAATGATGAGCAGGATGCCTTGCTGCAAAATCATGAGCTGCGGATACACGATTTGGAGAAAGGAACGAATCATGAACATTGACTACACTACCTACATCAAGCCGGAACTGCTTGTGTTGATTCCTGTGCTTGTTTTTATCGGTTATTTTCTCAAGCAGAGCGAGGCCGTAAAAGACAAACTGATTCCCGCCATTTTGGCGGCTGTTGGCGTCCTTTTGGCGGCGCTGTGGGTGCTTGCAACATCTACCATTGCTGTGCCTCAAGACTGGCTTATGGCCCTGTTCACGGCGCTGGTACAGGGCGTTCTTTGCGCTGCGGGCGCAGTGTTCGCTAATCAGATTGTAAAGCAGACCACCAAAAAAGAATAACGCTCTCAATAGTGCGCAAGTTCGATTTCTGTATACCCTTGGCGAAGTACAAATCTGTATGCTTTTTGCTTACTGACGAAGAAAAAGCGGTGCTTGATTACAAGCGACGCGGAATAACAAATGCAGAAATTGCAGCTGAACTCTATTGCAGCGAACGAACCGTAAACCGGCTCGTCAGAGCAATAGCGGACAAAATAAACAAATAAAAAGCCCCTCTTTGGTTGAATTTTCCAACCAAAGAGGGGCTTTTTTTGTTTGTCGTAAACATGACGTATAAATGGCGCACAAAGAAATGCGTAAAATATTACAATGTGTATAGGAGAGAAGACAATGTATAGAGAATTGAACTTGAACCCAGAGCACAAGCGCGTTGGCGATTGCACCGTGAGAGCCATAGCAGCAGCCACTATGCAGCAGTGGGAGACCGTATATACGGGCTTGGCTGTTGAAGGCTTGCTACTGCATGATATGCCGACTGCTAACTATGTCTGGGGCCGCTATCTTCGGCGGTGCGGGTGGAGCCGTTCGGCAATTCCGAACAGCTGCCCAGACTGCTACACAGTGGCAGATTTTGCGGCGGAGCACCCAGACGGCACGTATATTCTGGCTCTTGCGACGCACGTTGTTTGCGTACGCGATGGGGACTGGCTCGACACTTGGGACAGTGGGGACGAAACTCCCCTGTATTACTGGGAAAAGAGGTAATCAATTGTGGCTTTTGGCGTACCGTATCAGCCCGGGTTTGCCCCGGGATACTACCCTATGAGCAACGGCGCAATGCCGGACCAGCTTTCACAGTTAAGGCAGGCCGCATATCCGCAACAGGCGGCACAGCAGCAATCCGCGCCCATTATCTGGGTTCAGGGAGAAGAAGCGGCGAAATCCTACTTATGCGCGCCCGGGAACAGCGTTTTGCTCATGGACAGTGAGAAAAGTTCATTCTACATCAAGGCGGTAGATGCAAGCGGGATGCCGCAACCCTTGCGTGTCTTCGATTATACGGAGCGCACAGCGGCGCAGAAACAGCCCGAAAAAGAGCCTGAGCAGCAATCTAATAACTATGTTACACGCGCCGAGTTTGACGCGCTGGCGGCCCGCTTTGACGCTCTGACGGCTGAAAAGCAGAAGAAAAAGGAGAATGACAATGCCAAATCCTCTATTTGATATGCTGGGCGGTGGGCGTATGCCCGGCCCGATGGGACAATTTCAGCAGATGATGCAGCAGTTTCAGCAGTTCCGACAGAATTTTCAAGGCGACCCGAAGCAAGAAGTTCAAAAGCTGCTGCAATCTGGAAAAATGAGCCAGCAGCAGCTAAACCAGCTGCAAGCAATGGCGCAGCAGTTTCAGGGCTTTCTAAAATAGGTTCAAACCGTGCGCACGGTGAACAATACATTCAACTTTTGAAAGGAGTTAAACATGAGTCTTTCTTCGGACGGCACTGTTATGACAATGCCTGTGCAGCCCGCTAATACGGGCAATGGTAACGGCTGGGGCTTTGGCGGCGACGGTGCGTGGTGGATTATTATTCTCTTCCTATTCGTTTTCTGCGGCTGGGGCGGTAACTGGGGCAATAACGGATTTGGCGGCGGTAATGGTGCTGGCGTTATGGATGGATACATCCTTACAAGCGACTTTGCCAACATCGAACGCAAGATTGACAACGTAAACAACGGCCTGTGCGATGGTTTCTATGCACAGGCGCAGCTTGTAAACGGCGTGCAGAACGCTATGCAGCAGGGCTTTATGAGCGCCGAAATCAGCCGCGCCAATCAGCAGGCGGCATTTATGCAGCAGCTCAACGCCATGCAGATGCAGCAGGCTAATTGCTGCTGCGAGACCCGCGAGGCCATCCAGGGCGTAAACTACAACCTTGCTACGCAGGCTTGCGACACGCGCCAGACCATTCAGAACGGCACTCGGGACATCATCGAAAACCAGAACGCGAACGCCCGCGCTGTGCTTGACGCACTGACGGCGCAGCGCATTGAGGCTAAAGATGCCAAGATTGCCGAGCAGAGCCAGCAGATTTTCGCTGCACAGCTTGCCGCAAGTCAGGCCGCGCAGAACAACTACCTGCTGAACCAGCTGCGGCCTGTGCCCATTCCGGCGTACCAGTCCTGCAATCCGTGGGCTTCTGGCTCGTACACCGGTTGCGGCGGCTGCGGATGCTAAAAACGAATACGGCAACTTGTCGGAACATCTGACATGTTCGGCCCCGTGCCGATAGTGCAAAATGTGGCGGGGCAATTG